GACCGCGTAAATCTTGCTTGCCTGCGTCATGTTCAGGTCTTGGAACACGAAATCAGAGACATCGCAGGGCAAAGGCTTGACATATCCGTCATATATCCAAAAGCCGGAGCGCGACATCCAAATCGCGGCAGTCTCAATCGCCGCCACGGATTGCGAGGAAATCACGCCGCAGGCCGAGCCAACCTTCTCAAAGCTGTAGACATATGGCAGTCCGATGTATGTAGCTGTGTGTACGTCAACATCGGTAAAGAGCAGATTCAAGCCGCGAACACGCTTGCCGCACTTGAGATCGCCGACGGTCGTCAGCTCAAAGTCTCCGGCCTGGTTCGTCGCGGCAGGCGTCCAAACGGTATTATTTTCCTGATCGCACCACTGCACCTTACGGGTGTTGCCGCCCGCGCCCAGAGCGAACACGAACCGCTCTGAGGTGACGAGGACTGCTTCATTGCCGGTAGGCGCGTTCGTGATCGCAGCGGCCAGCGTCGGCGATGCAAAGCCTAGTTGCCACTCGTAGAGCTTGCCGTCAGCATTTGAGCAGCCAACCAGATATTCTCCCCAGGTGTCCAGGCTCCAAGTCGTAGCCGGTGCAACAGAGCCAACATCAGGACGCGCCACGCCGTAGGCGTAAGAGCCATAAGGTCCGTACCCGTAGCCGATCTTCGCCACGGCGTCGGCAGAGCCAGAGGTAAAGCCTGACGGTGTAATGTCCTTGAGCGTCCCAGCCTCGTTCATGACGTAGAGCTTGGAATGCGTACCAGCAGAGATCCAGCGGCTGCCGCTGTTGTCACGCCAGTTGATGAAGCCTCGACAAGCGCCGGTCATCTGCGATGTGCTGCGCTTGCGCCACCCGCCGACAGGTCGCATAGTACCTTCGTACCAGCGCACCAGCGAGGCATCGTAGTAGCGCCCAGCCGACTGAAACTCGGTGCCGTTACGGTACACGCCTGGCGGGATCTTCAAAGGTATGTATGGCATAGCGTCACGCTGATCTGTTGGACATGAATGAGACTGTCACGATTATCGACGGAGTTGCCGGTATTGCGGGTGTTGTACCACTAGCCGTTACAGCGGGGAACTGCTCAAGCGATACGCCTGGATCTGGCACCCGCCACATCATCTCAAAATAATCGTTCTCGGCAAGCTCAAGAACGAAGTTCATCGCGGCGATTAGTCTGCTCGCTGATCCAGTTGACTTCCTAGCCTTGATGCCAAATTGACTGTTTGACCCTGGGACATCGACGCCGTTCTTGCGAAACCAGATGTCAATCTCTTGCACATCGTTGGTTGTGTTGATGAACTGAGCGGAGAACTGGATGTTATAAACACCGTCCTGCGTCACCTTGATGCGTGACGGAAGATTCCCGCTGATCGCAGTAGATGACACGGTTTGAGATGCTGACACCTTGTATGTGCCAACTCCTCCAGCTGTACCAGTCAACTGCTCAACGATGCTGGTGTTGGCCGTAATGCCGGTCCCGGTGATAAGCATCGACGGGAAAATTGATCCCGCAGAGATAGCCGATACCGTCAGAGTCGTGGTGGCGATTGATCCGGTAAATGACGCGGTACGCGGATCAAGCGAGATGCCGTTACTGTAATCTGTTGTGTCGAATCGAAAGTAGTACGCTACAGCAGCCGATCCATCAGTCTGGTCTGTCGTATCCTGAAAGGCACCATAAGGCGTATTGAGGTACTTGCCGCCGCGAGGAGAGAGCAGCGTCGAGATGATGTTATTTAGCCGCGTGAAGTAGGTGCGCAAAACGCCGCTGCTCTGATCGACATAGCCTCGGTCGTACACAGACGGAGCAGACCCCACATCAGGGGTGCCCGGTGTTTGCAGTTGCTGATTAAGGTTCGTTGCCATCAGTCAGACAGAAAAAGTGCGCGCTCGTCTTTACGGCGTTTATCCAGTCCAGGCAGCACCTTGCCGCCACCCTTGTTCCATAGCAGGAAGCCATCTGCTGCGGCCTCCCATTCGCCGCGATTGGCTTTCATTCGAATCGTACTGCGCTGGAGGTTGCCAAGTCCTACATTGAAGGCAAAACTGACCAGAGCGTCAAAGCGGCCTTGACTGCCAGCACAGCCGGGAATAAGTCGAAGAACACCACGTTCAAAAGACGCGACATCAGACGCGAAGAGATCATCAGTTTCTTGCTTTGACCAGACACGACTATCCTCCGGCTTGAGCGGCAACTCCCTGCGAATCATCGGCACCGGCTTGTCGCCAGTACGCATCATCGGCAGCCTAATCTGCTCCTGATACAAGACATGGCCGTAACCGATTGTCCAGATGTGAGCCGGGCACAAGTAAGGGCGATTTCGATAGCCCTCGTACTTGTGCATCAGATCAGCGCCGACCTTGCTTAGTTTCACTTTTTGTTCCAGTTTCTAGAACCAAACCAAAATCCAATAATACCGCCAAGCATCGCCATCTCGTCAGGGCTGAAGATGATGTCCGAGTACTTCAGCACATCGTCCATGCTCTTGATCATGCCGGGGTTGGAATAGAGGTAGTAGCACAGGAACAGGTTGATCAGCACCAACTCAATCACGAAGATGTAGGTCACGGTCGGGCGCACAGTGCCGACGTAGGATGCGACCCATTTGTGGGCTTTCTCCAGCACCTGCTCGTCATGCTTGAGCGCGGCCTCAGTCATCTGCGCCTCGGTCTGCATCATGACCTGATCGGTGCGGATTTCCTCGATGCGCTGCTGCGCGGCGTAGCCTTGAGCAGCCAAAGCCAGCTCGCGCTCGTTCTGGAGTCGCGCCATTGCAAGCTCGTGCTTTTGGTCGGACTTGCTTTGAAAGAAATCAAGCAGTTTTGGCAAGCCGCTAATCAGCAGGCCGCCAAGAGTAGAGATGAGTGACAACATTAACCAGCTCCTTGTGCTGTTGCTTCCATAATGAACCAAATAGTTGCGCCAATAGTCACGACAACCACCAGCCCGCCGATGAGGATGATGAACAACTCATCAAGCTCCTGCTGCTTTTTCTTGGCGGCTTCCTTCTTTCGCCTGGCAGCGTGAGCCGCATCTGCTTCAATCTGCTGGGCGCGGGCCGCGATGCGCTGCCAGACGTCCATCTTGTTGCTCTGAAAGAAGAGCATCTTGATCTGATTCTCAAACTCCTTGGCCTGCTCGATAGCCATCTCAAGCTCAAGAGCTTTCCCCAATGCGCTACCCTTGAACTCGCCCTGCTGAGACTTCTGCACCACCTCGATGGCATCGGCCTTGGCGTCGAAGTACTTGCCAAGGACCGGGCCGAGCGATGTCACATCATCGACCGTCGCCGCGACCTTCTTTACAAGCTCAACGGCTGACGAGATCGCTGCAAGGGCGGTGATGGGGTCTAGCATGTTAGCTGCCTTTGATGTGCCCTGCGGCCCAGGTGATGACGCCACCGACAGCGGAGGCGATGGTCATGCCCATCCAGAAACCGCCTTTGCCCTTGTTGGCAAGCGCAAGCAGCTCCTCGATCTGGCGCTCCATCTTGTCGAGCTTCTTGTCGATTACTTCAAACCGCCGCTCGTAGTCCTGGACGCGCTGCCACATTGCTCCGTAGCGCACCGGATCAATCTCTCCAGGCTCCATATCTCACCTCAAGCAGGCCAGGTAAGTTGCAGCGCGGCCAGCTCGTCAACGGTAGAGCAGGCTTTGATCGCTGTCTCGTTCACATCAGATGCAGCGCGAATGGCAGCGCGATCAGCCAGCGTATCGGCATCTACTGCCTTCACGCCTTCGGCAGCGCGAACCACCTTCCAATCCGTTACGGCCAGCAGAGTACCGGCAGTCGCTTTGACCTGAGCAACCATGCTGTCCTTAAGCTGGTCTATGTCTTTTGGAATACCTGGACCCCAATAGAACCTGTCATCGTATGGCACAGGATCAGCAGCCTCCGTAATGCCAATTGCAGCGCGCTCTTCCTGGCTTGCAAGGCGTATCCAGTTGGCTGGGTATTGAGTGCCATCTGCTGTGGTGAATGGCACATCAAGGCCGAGAGGTTTGTTGTCGAGTAGGAACATGGGTTACCTCGCAAGAGCGTTTTTGAATGGGTGTTCGGCAAAGGCGGCAAAAATATAAATCTCGCTACCGTCATTGAAACTTGAGCTTCGCATCTTGAAGCCATTGGCCGTTACGTCAACGTCACCAATGGATGTCTCAGCGCCTGATGTATTCGCCAGAAGACCAGACGTAATGACATTGGTCGTTCCTCTGGCTGTGTCATGGATACTCCAGTTAACCCCAGCCGTGACAGTCCCCTTACGCAGAATCCACCTCGGCCTGAACCCGCAGAACACGAACGGGCCGTCGCTGCTGCCGTTGCCGGTGTAGCTGCCGAAGCGCGAGAAGCCTGCGACCTCGGAGAAGAGGTAGGCGACCATCGAATAGCCTGATCCGTTCGTGCGGTTGGCAGAACCTACGGAGAACACCGAAGACGTTGGCGCTGTGCTGTTCCAATAAATGCCGGTGACTTGTGTGGCGACCGTGGTTTCAAGCTGCAATGCGCCGCCCGCACCAATGCTGGCGTGATACACGGCCCAGCCGTCCGTCCCGTTTGAACGCGGCTTGGTGATTATCATCTTTGGCGCAACACCAAGCGAGTGGCTAATGTTCTGCGATGTACCATTGCCCGTGTACGTCACGATGTCGAAGCCCTGCGTAGCGCCTTCTTTCCATTGCCAGCCTACAAAAGCCTCGCCAGAATTATTGCCACCGATTGCGCTTCCAAGCGTAAAGCCGTTGCTGTTGAACGCAGTTACACCAGAAACTGTTTGCTCTGCGTTCGTCAAGTTCGAGCCGAGATAAGCTGTTGCCCCACGAACACTGTCAAACAACCCGTGATCTCGCGCTGCACCTCTTGACTTGTACCAAACCAGATCAGGCTGCATTGAGCCGCTGTTGGTGACAGACAAGGTGCTGCCGTTGCCCGTGTAGGTCGTCGCATCAAAATACTGATTGCCCTTCAGGATCGTCGGCGCAGGCAGGTTCAGCGTGTTCAGTGCCTTGAAGCCGCTGGGCGGGGTGTAGGAGAAGGGGCGCTGGCCGAAGTTCGTTGCCAACGTCTGAGTGGTGCCTGTCGAGCGATAGATCTCGGCAGTTGGAAACCATGGCTCTCCGCTACCGATAGAGCTGAACGCGGTTCCTTGCGAGACACCGTTTTTGTAGAAAGTCAGCGTTTGTGCGTCGGCATCCAATGCAACGCCGATCACATCGCCGTTGTTGTAGGTTGCACCATATGCGCTTGCAGACCCTGCTCCCCACTTAAACCCATCATTCAGGTACTCGTAGCCGCCAGAGTTTGCACCGAGTCCGTTTCCTGCCGGCCAGTTGACGTTTCCCAATACGATGCCAATGCCAAGCCACTGACCGGCACCGGCATCCTTAGCGACAACATTGACCTCCCAGTACCATTTGCCGGTGGACACGCCCATAGTGCTTCTTGATCCAAAGTACGCATTGGATCCAGCGCCAAGGGTGACCGTGATGTTTCCATCTGTTGGGGTAATGCGGTTGCTGCGATGCTCCAGCGGATTCATCACGCAGTAATTCCCCCGCCCATTGCCGCCGTCAGCCCACTGCGTCGGCACATCCAGCATCGAGTCGTAGGTCGAGCCGCTGGTCACGCTGATGTTGTTGGGTGTCCAGTTGTTGCCGTTGCCGCTGTAGTCCTTGCCGATGGTGGCTGCGGTGTTGTTGCTGTTGTCGCTGAAGTTCAGGAAGAAGCCATTGGTGCCGTAGGTGCCGGTGTACTTCTTGGGTTTCCATACGCCTGTGATGGAATCAGTCTCACCGAAGCTGCTGGGCGTGAGCGCCTGGCCGTCGATGAAATTGATCTCGGTGATGTAGCCGTCGAAATAGTACGCAGCCGCATCGCCGCGTCGGCCAATGGCGTGAACAACTGCGCTATTGAGGTTGAGGTCTGCGTTCTGAGATGGGTAAGTGGCGACAGCAAACGCTGTCTGCTGCACCCCGTTGACGTACATTTTTACGCGGTTGCTTGCAGTTGCTTGAGTGGTGTCAAAAGCCACAACAACGTGATACCACGCAGAAGGGTCACGGAACACTGCAGTTGTGGTGACTTCGTAAGCGCCGCCACTTGTGTCGCGAAAATGCAGTGCATCGCCATTGCCCGTTGTGCTGCCAAAAAAGCCAATGACCTCTCTGGTTCCTGCGTTTCCCAAGATGGCAGAGGTCGTACCAAGCGCTCCTCGTTTCGTCCATGCCGACAGAGTAAAGATGCGCCTTGATGTTGGCGTGCTAAATGTTCTGTCGAGATACGCACTCGCGCTTGAGCGTAGCCGCACAGAGCGGCTGATGTTGTAGCCCTCTGGGCCGAGCAGTAATGGCAGCGCGTCAATCATCGGACATCACTCACAAGGCGAGCAGTGATGCGGCTCGCAGACTCTACGAAGTACACCAGCACATCGACAGCATTGGCGGTCGTGGTCAGTACCGGCGCAGACCCGTTGCTGAATTTCCAGTTGCTGCCGTAGGCCAGCGTCCTGCTGCCCGTGCCGTCCTGGGTGATGGTGATCGCGCCGCTCTGGCCTGCCGTCTGGTTGGTCGGGTTGGCCAGGGTGCGGTTGCCGCCAAGCGTCACGCTGAAGTTGTTCGCCAGCGCAAAGTTGGCTGTGATGGTCGCGCCATCGGTCAGAGCTGAGATGGCCCCGCGCTGCGCGGCGGTGAAGGACTGAGCCACATTGGTGACCGCATTGTTCGCGTCATAGGCCTGGACGTTGACGCCAATGGCCACCCCAAGATTTGTGCGTGCTGTGGCTGTGTTGGTTAGGTCAGACAGGTTACTGGCCTTAGCCAACTTCTCGCTGTCAACCTCCTCGATGGCAGTCTGCACATTGCTCGCTGCGACACCGCCGGCAGGTGTGAAGTTGATGCTGGCCGCAACACCTTGCACATAAGCCGCCACCCAGGCCGTGCCTGTGTAGAGCTTCATGATGCCAGACACGCTGTTGAAGTACAGCGCACCGGCCACCAGCGCATTGCCATCATTGTCAACAGATGGATCGCTAGTCTTGCTGCCAAGGTATCGGTCGTCAAACGAATCGTAGACAGCCAGGGTCTGGTCGCGGGCGGCCTCGGCTGCAGTCTGAGCTGAAGACGCACTCGACGCAGATGACGCTGCACTGGATGCAGACGATGCCGCATTTGATGCGGATGTGCTGGCCGCGCTGGCGCTGCTCGAGGCATTGCTGGCCGAGGTTGCTGCAGCTGAAGCTGATGCAGCAGCGTTGGTGGCCGACGTAGTTGCCGAGGAAGTGTCCACCAGTAGCGACCACTTGGCGCTGTCGGTGTTGGTGTTGATCGGCTGCGATCCGCTCGAGGTGTGCTGCGTAATGCACTGCCAGATGTTGTTGTTGCTGGTGTCCTTGACGATATCTCGGACGTAGTACAAGACCCCGCTGGCCCAGTTGCCGCGGTTGGTGCCAAGCGTGTCGCCCAGGGATGGGTTGCCGTTGGAGTCAAAGGCAAGAGTCTTGCCGGCCCGCAGAGTCGCACGGGGCAGCGTCATGTTGATGGTGGTCGGGTCAGTCTGTGGCGCAATCAGCGCACGGCCCAGACCCTCGGCATTCTGCTGCGCGAAGATGGTCTGCTGATCCATCTCGTCGTTGACGGTGTTGGCGAAGAAGTCGCCGCCGGTCACAAAGTCGGTGGTGCGCTGGATGGTGCGGTTGCCAACGATGGCGATCTGCGTGGCCCCTGTCGGTGTGGCAGCCAGCGTCACATAGCCGGTGCCGTTCGTGTTGATGGTGACCGTGTAGTCTGTGGTCAGCGTCAGCAGGGAGTCGTCCCGGTACACCGCGATGTCAGTGTTGGCCAGGATCTCGAAGGTGAAGTTGTACGGGCCAGTGCCACTGGCCGCGTAGACCACCCTGCGGGTGACATTGGAAATTGGGACGGCCATGATGCATTCCTTCCGATTGAAAATTGTACGTCTTTAATCTGGTTTGTAATAGAGCCCGTTGGCTTTGCGCAGCTCTTTAAGTTCGTCAATTTTGACTTGCAGCCCAATGTCTTCTGTCCTAAGTATGTTTCTCGCAACATCCATGAATTTGGAATGTACGCGCTGCACGGTCTTTTGCTGATCATCTAAAGACAGTAGATCAAAACCTGGGGTGCGCATGATGTTGAGGATTTCCTGCTTAGCTGGAAGCTCCTTGCCATAGATGGTCAGCAGCCGGTTGTACTGGAATGCATCCAGCTCGACCCCATCAATCTTGCGCTCTGGCATGCCGATGGGTGATCCCATGCGTACCAGCGCATCGTCCACCTCGGAAAACTGCTGCGGGGTCACGCGTGTGGGCAGCACCAGCTCGTAGGCCGCGCCGGTGCCAGACTTGGTCGGATCGCCCCACAAGTTAAGCGCTTCAGGCAGATCAGCGTTGAAGTAGGGAAGCCTGGACTTGTACCGATTGAACGCCTCTACAAATCCGCGCACACCCATAGGCAGCTCGGGGCTTGCCCTGGTGTCGCGGTTGGTCGGGTCTGACAAACGCTCGATGCCAGCCAGCAGCGACCCGTAGGCACCAACAGGCGAGCCCCCGATGGCAAAGCCACCAAACTGCTTGACCAGCCCGTCCACGATCTTCTTGCCATCCACCTCGCCCTGCTGGTTTGATCCAATCAGCTTGGCCACCTCAGATACGCCCTGGAGATAGGGCTGCTCCTTGAGGTATTCGTACAGGCCATAAGTGCCGCCCAGGAAAACCTCCTCAATTTTGCTTGCATCGGGCTCATGCTTGGCATATTCAGCATAGTCGGCAGCAATGGCCAGCAGCGCTGAGATCGGCTCCATGCCGCTATAGCTGTAGTACTTGCCGCCGATCTTGATTGAGTACGGTTGCCAACCGTCGCGCAGCAGCGCATCTCGGTCGGCCTTACGGGATGGGCCGCGCCCGGTAATGCTGCCCTCGGCGGCCAGGGCTCCAAAGGTCGCCAGCACGGCCGAGCCCAGCGTCACCTTGGCCAGGGCCATGTCGCGGTACACGCCACCCTTAGCGATCTCCTCACGCCACTGCGAGGACAGCGGTGCAAACGGGGTGCGCTCAATGACCTGCAGCCCGATGTTGGCCGGGGTCTTGAAGAACGGCACCACGATCTTGAGGGCAGGGTGGTTGAATGTTTGCTGCAAGCTCTTGAGCGCTGGCGGCAAATCTGCAGTGAAGGTGCCCTTCTGGGCAAACAGCACAGCTGCCTCGTCCAGGTCGCGGGGCGGGTTCTGGAACAGACTGATTGCCTCGGCCTCGGCCTTGGCAAGCGCATCGGCTTCTGACATGCCAGAGTCCAGCGCTTCACGGTAGACATTCTTGCTGCGCCGGGTGACCTGAGCGTTAAGCTCCATGCGGTAAAGCGTGCCCTTGAAGAACTCATCCTCGGCCATCAACAGCCTGCCTGGCAGGGTGACGGCGGTGCCGTAGTAGTCGATTGCCTTGCCCAGCCACTTGTCCTGCTCGATGCCGAACGCAGCAGAGCTGATGGATGGCAACTCGCCACCACGCTGCATTTCGATCTTGCTCATCAAGTCATTTGGCTGGTTTTTCCTGAACGCCGTGGCGGCAAGATCAAAGCCTTCGACCAGGCCATTGCGTAGCGACTGAATCATGGTCAGCGCTTCGTCGTAGCCGATCTTTTCTGCCTCACTGCCTGGCACCAGCGACTTCCAAGAACGCACCCCTGGCGGCAGCACGTTGCTGTAGAAGGCGGCGACCAGGCGCTCAGGAATTTGGTACAGGCCAAACATGCTATTCGAAACAATGTTCTTGGCGTGCGACACGGGGCTAGAAAGCAGCCCGTTGATGTAGGTGGTGAACCAGATATCCTTCACGCCAGACATCATGGACTTTTCAACCAGGGAGTTCCTAGCCGCACGCGACTCCAGCGTGAGGTAGGACTTGGCCATGTCGGACAAGGCCGCATCGCCACCGTACTCATCGATGACCTGGCGCACCACCGCAGCGTTGCCGTCGCGGGGAATGCGGAACACGGCCAACGCCCTGGCGGTTTCGGTTTGGATGCCCTTGACACCGCGCTGGATCAGTCCATGGAAGGCGATCTGCTGACGCAGCACCAGCTTGTCCACATCGGTGGCTTGGCCAGAGTTGACCAGCTTAAACAGGCGATCCAGCTCGTTGGCGCTGGACTCCAGCACCTCGAGCGCTTTGTAGGTTTCGACGGCGTTGGCCATCATCTTGCCATCGCTGCCGATCAAGCGAGACAGGAAGGCCTCGTTGATGCCCGACTCGGCGGCCTTGGCCTTGATCTCGTCGAAGGTCACAGCCTTGGTTCTGATGTTCAGCGCATCGGCCACGCCGCCAACGATAGCAGCGGCATCCTCGGTCTGGTAGCGCGACAGGTTGAACGGCTCATCTGGTGTGCCGCCTGGCTTGCCTTGTGTGATGCCAAATGTCTGCCGGCGGCTGACAGCCCGGCCAACTTCTTGTGTCAGAGTTTGGTCAGCTTCCGGGATCAGCTTGAAGCGACCAGCTTTTGCCGCTTCTGGCAAAGTGCCTTCTGCAGCACGGGCTGCATCTGGAACTAGGTTGCGCTCAGCTTTGGTGGCTTGCCTGGTGATCAACCTGCGGATAGCAGCGTCAGCTGGGCCGGCAATTTGGACGCCTTCCTCCATGCTGGGGGTGCCAGGTTCAACATCCAGCGGTGGCTCGGCCATCAAGTCCTGGGCCGCTCCAGGCATAGGTTCTAACGGGATCTGGTCAGCAGGAGCGCTTGACAACACGCTCGGCAAGATCTGGTCAAGACGTTGGTCAAGTGGCTGTTGGGTGATGGCCATTACTCAGCTCCTTGTTGCAGAGCTGCACCGCCCCGCGTTACGCCTGGTTGTTGTCCTGCTCGGGTTTGTCTTCCGGTTCGCTTGGATCCATCGGCAGCACCACCTTGGACAGCTCGCGGAACAGCGCCAGCGGATCCTGGGGCTGGGAGGGTGGTGCCGATTGCGGAGGCAAAGTCGTCGATGAGTTCACGGTTTACTCCTGGCCAGGTGTACCAAGGTTTCCCGAAGTACTGGTTGGGGCTGCCATCAGGCAGCGTGTCCTTGCTGAAGAATTTTACTCCAGGGAAGTTGTCAGGAATCACCCCGTTTTTCTTTTCCATCACATGGTCGAACATCTCGTTGAGGTCGTTCTTTGTCATGGCCACTTTGTCGCCATTGGCTGTCTCGTAGACAAACCTATTGCCGCCTCCTGGCATGCGCTCGTAGGTGACACCAAAGCCACGCTCATGCGTGCGGCCTTCCCTGACCGGCACGTTGGCAAATGGCATGGGCGCGCCCTCGGCCTTCTTGACGATTGTCTCAAGGGTGGGATGGGCGACCTCCTGGCCAGACGACAGTACCCAGCTTTCCCAGTGGTAGCGGCCAATGCTGGCCTTGTCGGGTCTACCGACCGCCGTGTACAGATCCTTCACGCGAGTGGCCAGCGACCGCTCCAGCGCCTCGTAGGTGGCAAGGCCTGGGCCGCCATCAAACAAGAACGCCACATCGTCGTAAATCTTGTCGCCACCAGCAAACAGGCGATTGATCTGGATACGGTCAAGCACCATTACATCCTCTCGGCCAGACACAAGCAGGGCAAAGGACAGCACCTTGTTTCTGATGCCAACACCTTCAGCCAGGCCATAGAACTCGCGCCTGATCTGCGGGCCTGTCATCTCCGGGTTGGCGACCATGTCATGCAACGCCTGCAGCTTGGTGCGGCCATCGGGCAGCTTCTCGCTCATCTTAGGCAGAAACACGCTTACAAAATCGTTTGCATTGCTGGTGACCTGTTTGCCAGGACTGCCAGCAGGAATGGTCTGGCCGACCATCTGTAGCCCTGCGTCAATATCGGCCTGAGTAAACTCCCCGCGCACAGCCTTTTGAATGAACGGCTGCATGGACTCAGCCAGGTCGAGGAAGCCAGACTCATGCGGATAAGCCGATGCCATGCGTGAGAGCATGGCCCAGAACATCAAGGTGCCGGTGGTGTCTGCGCTGGCGGTGCCGTTCTGGTAAATGTTGCGGAACTTGTTTACCACCGCGAAGCCGCGATCGGCCTCATCAATCTGGGCTTTGCTCATGGATCCAAACCAGCTCGACCACTTCTGCATGTCGTTGGCGTTGTTGATCAGCCAGCTCGGCGGGATCGGCACCTCGTTAGAGTTGTAGACGTTGGCCATCATCGTGGCAAATGCTTCGTCGGACTTCAGCGGATCCGGGAATGCAACAGCCAAGTTATCAAGCCTGGTCGAGACATCTTGATAGTTGCCTGGATTGACATCATTGACGATGTTCTGGTTCTTACCTTCAGGTGTGTATGAACCTGTCACTGAAACCCTGTACTCTGGCATTAGCTTGAGTTGCTTTTCTGGCGCCACATCGCGGCTGATCCTGGTGGCTCCACTGTTGACCCTGGCGGCAGAATCTCTAGTCACTGGGCCATAGCGCTCGAGCGGCACGGCGGGTATTAGTAAACCCTGGCGCTGCAACATGTTGCCCGTCATTTCGCCGGCCTTGGGCGCCAAAGCGCGTGCTACTGGTCTTGCTGCTTTTGCGGTGGCAGCAGCGCCAGGAAGTAGGCCAAGCGCAGCTCCACCGGCCTGCAACGCGGCGGTGCCGTAGTTACCCTGCCTGGCCGACTCGACAGCCTCTCCACCCATGATGGCAGCTTCCTCGCTCTGCATGGTGGTGCCAAGGAATGGCATAACGTCTGCCAGGCCAATACTCAATGGCAGGTTACTGCTAGGCCCACCAATGAGCGTCTGCGCGTTTTGGCGGGCCTTGTAGCGGTTCATGCCCATGCCTTCAAACCCAGCCTGCAAGAAGTCAGCCAGGCGCTGCCTGATAGTTGGATCGAATGGCTTAATGCTGTCCACCGGGCGGCCACCGCCGCCGGCATCGGTCATGGTCTGGCTTGGGCCAGCTGCCAGAAGCACATCCTCTGGCGGCTGGTCAGGCGCGGCCATCTCTGGCATCGCTGGCGCAGCCGGTGGATCTGGGAACTGGTAGGAAGCCAGTGCCGACAGGTATCTGTTTTCAATTGCGCTGTAAGCCATTGTTGATTTCCTGCTTCAAGGAGTAGTTCATTTCCGACGGGAAAAGTCATCAATAAACCTGTTTGCATGATCCCAATAGAACGGCAGAGAAATGTTGTAATCGTCGTTAAGTTTTGTTGAAATTTCAGATAGCCGTGACGCAAAGTAATCCAGATCTTGCGAGCTGAGTCTATTGCCTACACCTATACCGGCGCCTTGAGGTAGGACGCCGGTTTTCAATCCAAGTGCAAAGTACTTGTATTCCTCAAACAGATCCTTCGCCTGTTGATTCCGCAAGGCTTTTTGCACGTTTGCGCTGGTCGAAAATTCCCTTGGCTCATACACATCAAACTCAACTGGCCTGAGCTCCAGGTCAGCTCTGGTTCCTTTGGCCGCTTGCGGTTGGGTGCGCAAGAAAGGCCGCACAGCCGCAGCAGCTGGAGCCGGCGCGGGAGCGGGTGCAGGTGCAGCAACAGGTGCGCGTGCAGTCGCAGGTGCGGGGGCTGGTACAGGCGCAGGGGCCGGTGCCATAGCAGGGGCTGGCGCGGGTGCTGGTATTACACGCGCAGGAGCAGGCGCTACTGCAGCTGGCGGTGCCACAGGCGCCGGGGCGGGTGGCATTGATGGAGCGCTTACAGTTTCACCAGCAGCCAGCCTCAACAATCGCTCTATCGCATCGACCTGCCGCAGCTTGTTCAAATCGTTGCCAGCCTTCTGTCTAAGCGCTGGCAGATTTTCCATGGTAACCGTGCCCGTGATCCACTCACGCCCAGGCACCGGGCTGCCGTCTGGCCGGCGGGCAAACCCCTCCAGGCTTTTGCGTGCAGCGTTGGCTTCCTCGGTAGACCGGCGTGCGCTGAGTCCTGCTTCCAGTCGATCCAAGATCTGGCGCGATGTCAGAGTCTTGCCCTCTGCCGCAGCCGCAGCCTGAATTTGCAACGCCTGGGCTTTAAGTGCATTGCGGCGTTTGAACTCCTCTCCCTTGGGGTCAAGCATTACCACGCTGCCCGGTATGATGGGGATACCAGCGAGCTGCGTAATTCCGTTATCAAGCTCTTTACTATCGCGGCGGTCATCGGACTTCAAGATCTTCAGCAAAGTTGTTGCATCTTCGCCAGTAATCCCTTTCCCGACAAGCGCCCAAATTTGCCTGGAGTCGGTAATCGTGTTTTCGTAGATGCCATTGAGCAGATTAAATTTAACTGCTTGATTGGTTTCTGGTGGTTTTGGCTCCAGCAGATCCTTGAGCGTGCCAATCGGCACCGACCCAGGCGGCAGAGCTGTGAGCTGCCTGATAAGGTCGGCCCTCTTGGGATTGTCTGACTTGAGCGGAAAGATCTGTTCTAGCAAGTCTATGGCCTTGGCCTCGCCCTGCCTCTTGTTTTCTGCCGCCTTGGCATCAGCAATTGACTTGCGATTGTTGACGGCCACCATAAAGTTGGCGGTCACCTTGGCCACAGCATCAAAGTCATTGGTGATCAAATCTCTCAGCACCGGGCTCATGTTTCCAAGGTCGCCAGCTCGCAACTTTTGCAAAGTGAGATCTGGGTCTACCATGTTTGCATCGGTGATCAAGGCCTTGGTCACCGCGTTGACCTTGGCGTTGCGCAAGGCCACCTCAAACTTGGTGCTGTATTGGGCCTGAAGCGCCTTGTCGCCAAGCAGCAAGGACTGCGTCAGCACGTTCCTGCGAAACACATCGGCAAGCTCATCAATGGATCGCTGCTCAACAAACTCAGTGCCTGTTTCATCCAGCTGGCCGGTGCCGCGATACCAACTGCCCTGCGAGACTGTGGCTTCTAGCAGCCTGACGCTGTTGTCAAAGTCTGCATCAAACTTGGCGATGCGCTGCGCTTTCGCACGGTCAATCTCAGCTTTGTAGGCAGCATTGAGAACTGTGTGGCCATGCGTGGCCATAGTCGCCCGGAACTTGATCGACGCATCTGGATCAATGCCGGCCAAGGATTTTGAGTATCCATCCGACATTGTCTGGATCCTGGAGCTGATTTGTGCGGATGTGGCGCGGCCGTCCTCCACATCAGCCAACAGTTTGACCAGCTCGTTGCGGCCCTCAATTTCAAAGTGGCTCGACAACTCCAGGCTGCGGGCCTTGCGAACAGCCTGCTGGTACACACTGAATGGGTTGCCGCCTAGTTCAAGTGTGGTCAGGTCACCGTTCTTGGCCGCCTCAAGCTGCTGAGACGTAAGCCTGTTTTCGGCAGCAAATTGCAGACCCTCACGCTGCCTGGACACCATTGCTTCCTGAAACAGGTTGGCGCTCATGCGATCCAGAATATCGGCCAGCTGGCCAGCTCCTTGGGCCTGAACACGCGGGGCCACATAGTTGACTTCACCAATGCCGACCCGCTGCGCAGGGGCTGAACCTGGTGCGCGGATGTCTACTCGGCCAGATTCAATGCGTCCGGTTGCCATTATCTTTGCCCCCTATCCATGCGTGCAAAATCGCCGGTTGGCAACTGCGTTGTGTCGGCCCTCTTGATTCCAGAAAAAGGCTCTGCCTTGCCAGCAAAAGTAGTCGCGCCACGCAGCAAGGTAATGTTGGCCAACATTCCACCGGCCTTGCGTGCGGCTCCTGCCGCGCCCTGTAGCTGGCCAGCCTGGCGCTGGGCCTGGAACAGGTTGAGCGTGTTTTGCAGTTCAGTTGATTGGAGCAGGGCAGACGCATCCTCAAATCCAAGCACGCGGGCAGACAGCGCGTTGAGATCAGCCACGCTGACATCACGCATGGTTGCCGCCACGTTCTCACGCTGCACGGCCTCAATCGACCCAGGGCCAAGCGCAACACCACTGGCGGCAGCCCTGGCCCGGATCGCGGCATTTGTCTGGCGCATGTTCCGCAACAACGTGTTGCCGGCGATCTGCCAGTTGCGTGCATCGGTTTCTGCCTTCTGCAGCATCCTGCCGGCCTGCACCTCGGCATAGGTCTGGTCGAGATCTGCACGCACCTCAGAGATTGCCAAGGTATCCCTGGCCTGCAGCAGGTAGGCGGTCTGCTGCTGGATGCCCTGCGCCCGCTGGTATTCAGATGATGCGAAGGATTCAAGAACCCCGCCGACCGCTTGAGCTTGTCCTAGTGTGATTGCCATGTTCAGTTCCCCGCATTGACCGCAACGCGGTAATCAAGACCCAGCAGCGTCATCTTCAGCGGCAGCGTCTGCGATACCTCAATGGCCTGCTCGCGGCTGT